GTATCCCGCGTACGGGGCTCTCGCCAATAGAGTAGGGAGGAGTTGCACCTCCCATGTCAACTATTTCTTGACTACTCTTGTGTACTCAATGCCACGATATACGTAGGTTACAGTCATTGTAAACTCCATATACCCAAGCCCCGTTCCATGCTTGGATCTCATGCGTCCCGAAGGATGAACGGACGTGGTATTAAGCTAAATCTAATGGAAAATTATGTGCGTTTCTTTCGTGCATTACTTCCATACCAAGGTTCTGTCTGTTGACAATATCAGCCCATGTAGGTATAACTTTGCCATTAGCATCAACGATTGACTGGTTAAAGTTGAAACCGTTTAAGTTAAAAGCCATTGTTGATATGCCCATTGAGGTGATCCAAATAGCAACAACAGGAAACACAGCAAGGAAGAAATGAAGAGCACGGCTGTTGTTGAAGGATGCATACTGGAAAATCAGTCTGCCAAAATAGCCATGAGCAGCGACAATATTATAGGTTTCACCGTCTTGACCGAACTTGTAACCATAGTTCTGAGAAGTAAGATCACTTGTCTCTGCAACGAGAGAGCTAGTAACCAAACTTCCGTGCATAGCAGAGAAAAGAGCTGCACCGAATACCCCAGCAACACCGACCATATGGAAAGGGTGCATAAGTATATTGTGCTCTGCTTGGAATACGAACATGAAATTGAAAGTACCACTAATACCAAGAGGCATACCATCACTGAAACTCCCTTGACCGAACGGGTATACAAGGAATACAGCGAACGCTGCTGATACAGGTGCAGAGTAAGCTACTGCAATCCAAGGACGCATGCCTAATCTGTAGCTGAGCTCCCACTGGCGACCCATGTATGCTGAGATACCAATGAGAAAATGGAAGACAATAAGCTGATAAGGGCCACCATTGTATAGCCACTCATCTAATGTGCCTGCTTCCCATATAGGATAGAAGTGTAGACCTATAGCATTAGAGCTAGGTACTACTGCTCCTGAGATTATGTTATTACCAAATAGCAAAGAGCCTGCAACTGGCTCACGTATGCCGTCAATGTCGACGGGAGGTGCAGCGATAAATGCTACGATAAAACATGTTGCTGCTGTTAAGAGTGCGGGTATCATTAATGTACCGAACCACCCCACATAGAGGCGGTTATCGGTAGATGTGACCCACTCACAGAACCTTTGCCAGTTGTTATCTTGTCTAGTTAAAGTTTGTGTTTGAGTTGTAATCATTTTCTAATCTTTAATTTATTTCGTCGTTTGTGATTATAGTTGATCCTACGGCTACTGGTCTTTGATCTGTTGAACTTGGCCTTTTCGCCTTTCGACATCTCACCAGTAGTCTTAGGAGTCTTGGAAGAAACGCGTTTCGACGGACGGCAAGCTGGATAGCCTTTGCGTTTCTCCCCTTTTTGGCGGCCACAAGGCTTGCCGGTCTTGGTGTCTACCCATTCTTCTTTAAACCATCGTCTTAAGCTCATCTTCTTTTCTTACGTGAATATCCGGGTGCAGCTTTCTTTTTGCCACCGGCTTTAACTTGTCCTTTACATACTTTAACACCATAAGCATTAGCATATGCAGAGGGGTATACTTTGAACTTGCGTTTAGCGGCTGCTTTACCGCGAGGACATAACTTACCCATTATTTACCTCCGTGTTTGCAGCCACATTTGCCGCCTTTCTTTTTACCTTTTTTGTGCATTACACTTTGCCCTTTTTGTTTTTATTTTTGTAATACTGAATGACCTTTTTAGAGTCATTTATATCAAACGGGCCGGGCCCAGATAGTCTTTTGTTAGCTTCCCTAACATCTTTAGGTACACCAAAAAACTTCTCGCCCATGGCAATAGCTTTTTTATTGCCTTTGCGGACTTTCTTTTTTCCGTCTTCTGAATAAGTAATAGCCATTAGCATTTCCATCTACGTAAGGCAAGAGCCTTTCTTGTAGGCTTGCCGTTTGGTTTTTTCATAGGGCCTTTCATGCCACCCATACGGGCACAGAATGACCTCTTTCTAGCCCCTCCTCCGGGCTGTGGAGCCTTGAGTTTAGAGCCAGTAGCACGATTGTACTTGGCTCTACCCTTAGCTGTTAGGCCGCCTTTGCGACTCTTCTCACCTCTTCCGAGAGACAGGCTTACGCCCTTTTTTCTTGCCATTTTTTAATCCTTTGAAATCTGCACCTGTGATCTTGTTGCGTGGTTCTGCAACTCGTGCGATCTTTTTTTGTTTAGGTGTTAGGGGCATTAGAAAATACCGGGTATGATTTGTCCTGTTGTAGCGTATGCTCCTACAGCTGCTACAAAACCGAGCATAGCTGCCCAGCCGTTGAATCTTTCTGCTTCGGGTGTCATTATAATATACCGGGAATAATTTGTCCAGTTGTGATGTAAGTACCAACAGCAATTACGAATCCTAGCATAGCTAGTCTGCCGTTCAGCTCTTCAGCTGGATGCCATTTCTGGCCGTTGTGGTTGTGTGTCATGCGTTTACTGACTGATTGTTTTTCTTTCTATATTTTTCAATGCGAGCCAGAGGTAACTCTAGCTGCTTAAATGTTTCTTTCTTTTTCTTTTTACCAAAAGGTCTACGTGGAGAAAATGTATCAGATTTAGACTCTTCTGGATAGATGGGCCTGTTGCTATATGGATCAGCCATTACTTTTTACCTTTCTTTTTAAGTTTAGCTAGCATCTTCTTTTTTTCTGCTGGTGTCATCTTAGGTGGTCTACCTTTTTTTGAACCATAAGTCCCTTTACCCATTGGCATAATGTTGCTCCTAAAAATTAATGTCTGATCTGTCAAGTTTTTCTAGAATGTCATTACGATACGCCTCATCTTGATCGTATCTTGGATCATTCATAGCTCGGATGAGTTCCGCTTGACTTCGGAATACGTCACCCTGATTTGATGCAGGTTTACCTGTATAGGTTTTACCCTCTGAGCCATTGGCTGCCTCATACTGAGCTTTGAGCCCAGCAGCAGCCAGCTTTATGGCTGCAAGGCTGCCGCTTTCTATAGTCTGGTCGTAGCCTTGTATTACATCTTCGGGCAAGTTAGACTTTGCCCAGTTGATAACTTGAGTGTATTGGGTGTTGCCACCTACTGACTCCTTGATGCTTGTAATATCATCGTTGGTTATCTCAGGTATTTGCTGTATAGGCTGATTACCTTGCACTTCCATGTAGGCGTTGAGTAAGTCTTGGCTGGACATTTCTGCTAGCTTGGACTTGGTAGCATCGGATAACTTACCTCCAGCTTTACTCCATTCTTCTGACGCATTGGTTATTAGCTGTGCGTTATCAGATACCTTTGGTTTCTCAGGTTCAGCTGTTTCTTCTTTCTTCTGGCCTAGTTTACTTTCTAGTTCTTTGTATGCCTTCTCTAGTTCTTCAGCGTTCTTATACTTACCGGCAAGTAAAGGTTCTTCTGCTGGTGCAGGCTCCTTACCTTGCTCCTGTGCTTCCGCAACTCGTAATGAGTCTTGCTCGTCAGGGGTAAGATTAGTCTCAACTGTCTCAGTTGGTGTATTGTTTTCGTATGATAATGTTTCTGCCATGTGTTACTGTGGTGGTATAATGTTGCCCAGAACTCCAGCTGCTTGTTCAGCTATGTCTGGGTTCTTGCTAGGATCCATAAGTGGTGTACCGGCTAGCTGACCAGCTTGATCTAATAGAGACTTGGATTGCATTTCCTGTGTCTGCTGATCCTTCATCTGTTCTAGCTGTTCACCTGTACGTACAAGATTAAGTACGTCAATACCCTGTGCAGCTGCCAATCTCTTGATAGCTTCTGTTGGGTCTATATACTTCATCAATGCTTCTGGGCCTAGTGTAGCTGCAACTGTTTGTATAAACCTAGTTAAAGCTTCGTTGTCTTGACCTCTGCCGAGACTGTTGATACCAGCCACAATCTTTGGTCTAACAAGATTCTTTGGTAGGTTAGGTATTTGGTTGCTTCGTTGTAGTATCAGCAGGGTTCTATTGAGATAGGGCACTAGGAACTCTACTGTGAGCAAGCTGAATAAGCCACCCAAAGACTTCTCTAGTTCTAACTGTGTGAGGCGTACCTCTTCTGCTGTTACTCTCTCTGCGTTCCTGACATTCATAACCAAGAAGGCTTCGAGTATTCTTCTTTCTATTTGCGATGCTAGGTTAGCAGCCGTAGAGAAGTCAGCAGTCTTACCGACTTGCACAACCCCTACATCTTCTGGTCTGCCCTGTATAATAGCACCGTTGCCGGCCTTAGCCAGCGTTCCGGGTTTGGTTGTAGCTGATGGTGAGACAAGAAAGACAACCTTACTTGCTACACTTGCACCTTCTACGAGAGCCTGAGACAATCCATCGAGACTGCGTAAGTCACCGAGGAACTCTTCTACTCTACCTCTACCGTAGTCTTCACCGTCTACTGTGTTGAATCGAAGAACCAACCATGGAGAAGTACCTTTTGGTGCTGTGCTACGTGTGCCTTCAAGTATCTGATCGTCAGCTTCTTGATGCCACAGCCAGCGGCCACTGTTTTCATCCATACGCACGTAGGTATACACCTCTGCGTCATCTTCTGTCGAACCATAGTCGCCATTGACTGGCTGTTCTGGAGGCTTAGGCGATTCGATACCTAATATCTCTCTGTTAATTAATTCTTTTGTAACGATCTCTACAACGTTACCGTTACCGTCTCTGTTGACAACGTACCTTTGTAATGGATAGTGCTTTAAACCATCCTTGCTCATAAATATAAGAGCATTGCCAGATACAATTAGATGTTTCAGTGCTTGGTGCACTACAACTCTATCACTAGATGCAGCTATGTAATCCATAATCAATCTCTCAATCTTTGAGAATGATAGGTCTAGCTCACTACGCATAGATTGATCCATCTGTTCGCCAAGCTGGTCGTCTCTTACTTGTAATTTAAAGAAGGCCGACTGTGGTGGCAAGATTGCAAGCATAAGTTTTGCTGCAAGTGTCACCACCGCTTTGGCTCCTACTGATTGGTAGGGTTGTATTAGAGTACGTTTACCTTTGTAGTTGTCATCCTGTTGGACTAGATAAGGCAGGGTAAGTTCAGAGCACTCAACTGCTGTATCAAGAAACTGTGTTCTGTTTGTTAGTAGCTGGGTGTATCTTTCCCTAGCCTTAGACATTTAATCCTCCAGTTCCACCACCTTCGCCGCCGCCGGTGTTGATGTTGATTTTCAAAGCGTCTGTACCCATTCTTTTGGATGCTCCTCTTTGATCTTCTTTCTTAGCCGATGTGCCATACTCAACGCCAGCTACATCATCAGGATCTAGTAGTTCCTTTTTGCCGGGTAGTCTAGAAGTTTGAACTAAGTCAGGGTTTCTAGGCTGTATTGGTTGTGGTATGGGTGCTGCCGGTGTTGGTGGTCTTCTAAATGGGCCTACGCACATAGTTATTCCTCTAAAATAGATTTTATATATTGTACTACCGACGCTTGACCGGATCTGTACATGATGGAGGCTAAATCCTCCTTGGGGTGGACTGGATGCCAAGCGAACTTGGACTCCAAATCCTCTACCAATTTCTGTAGCTTCTCTGAGTGAAAGCTAAGCGTATTGGGGGAGGTTTGTATTTGCATGTTCAAAAAATGCTGGCATACGAGCTGCTCTGGTATCAGCAAACTGTGGTGCTTTACCTTCATACATCAACCGGTCGCTCGCATCAAGCCAGAACTGTTTGTCTAAATGTTTGTCCGGTGAAGTTTTCAAGGGTTGCATTACCCATGAAATAGTTGCCTTCCTAAGCTTATCCAAGCTACTGCTAGGACGAAGGCCAAGCTCGGCACAGACCAAGCTATTCGTTGCCACGTGGACTTGTTCATCTCTGGATATATCAGCTGATACCGTTCTGATAGCAGCATCACCAGTAAACCTAAAGAAAGGTAGTAGAACAAAGAATACAGCTCGCTCTGCAACGAGGGCTTTTGTAATAGTATGATCGGGGTGTGCAATCCAAGCATCTCTTATTCTCTTTGCTTCTGCTTCCGCTTCTACGTCTGCTCCATGAGCGTCAACGATAAAGTTCAAAGCAATGTCATGCTTTTCTTCATCTTTGACATTCGATTGGAGAAGCTTTCTAGCTGTATCGGGTACTTCTTTCTCAAGACCCTCAAGAATAAAGTCTCCAACTGGCAGCTCCATATGACGTATTGCGAGAGCACGTTTGATGGTTTCTTCAGCACCTTTTTTCAGTGCTCCTTTGGTGGGTTGTACAGGTGTCCATGTTCTTTTCCTGTTAAATAATTTTTCGTATGGGTTCATTGTTCGCAGTCGCATTGTGGTTTATCTAAAATGCCTGCCAAGTAATCGTCGACATCAATATCACCCAACGCTGCGTAAGCATCAGACTTATCTTGTACATCGCCCATGACTTGGAGGGAATAATATAACGAAGTCTGTGGACTAGCTAGCCACTCTTCGATAAACGCTTCGTCGTAAGTTACTACGTCGCTCCAGCTGTTGAAGCTGTAGCCATGAAGCAATCCTGTCCTATCGAGCATTGTGATGATTTCGTCTGCTACACGCTTATATGCGTCCCATCCTACTTCACTTGCAATCTCAACGTCGCCGTATTCAACTCTCTCTACTCCGAACTCGCCGGAGTCTCTGTCTACGGTTCTAGCTATTGGTGGTGCTATCTCGGGTGTGCATGTATAGCCGTCTAGGTCTTTACTGCGATAGCTGCAACTGGCAGTGGGTGCAATAGCGAACGCCCTTACCATGTTATGTTCTCTTGCTATCTGTGATGCTTCAAAGATAGCGTGTTGTAATGCCCAAGCTGCTATGCCCGGGGCATCGTTTGCAGAGAGTCCAAGGTTTACTCTGCGGAGTGCCTCGCCGAAGTCCTCGTACGAGATATTGTACTGTCTGAGGAAGTTGGCAAGACCGAGCATACCGAGCCCCACTTGTTTGTCAACTTCTGGGGTAAGGTATTCTCCAGATTCTCCAACACCTGTCCGGCCATGGAGATCACACAACTCGGACATGCCTGATACGAAAGCCTTTTGTAAGTCGTCGATTGAACAGGAACCGAGATTGACATGCTGTAACAAGCAAGTTCCACGTGAGGGCAAGTATACTTCAAGGCAGACGTTTCCATAGATACGCTCCCCGGCATCGACGTAGGGGACTTGGATGTATTTGATTTTGTTGAGCCAGATGTCTCCTGATTTGATTCCATGTAGTAAAGCCTCCTTTGTTTCTCTGTTACAGTTACGCCACATTGACGGGGTTAAGTCAACGCAACGCTTCACCCATGGTAATTCCTGTCTGGGTGTAGTTATAAATTTTAGTATGTCTGCATGATCTAAGTCAAGGTGCAGAACTATTGCTCCGTTCTTGTAAGCCCCACCTCTACGAAGTGTCTCGTTGAGAGCTGAGTAAATCTTACCGAAGCTGACTGGGCCTGTAGCTACCAGTCCTTTGTCGTTTGTGTGTCCCTCGGGTCTAAGTTTAGACAGGTGGATAGCACATCCAGCACCATAGCGTAGTGCGTGGGATGCGAACCTCCAGCTAGCTTCAATACCCTCTGGCCCCTCCATGCTATCTTCGACAACAAAGATGGTGCATGATACAGGTAGCCTTGATTGCGGATCGTCGATCCAAGATTGCACTCTGCCGGTGCGGGAGATAAATTGAGTAGACATTATAAGTATTGTAGTAGTTCTTTTAGATTGTTACCAAGTATAAAGTTTTGTTCTTGTAGTGCAAGGAAGACGGTGATAACGTCCTCCTTCTTGTCGTAGTTTTTACGTAGCCCGTCTTCTATGACACGCATCTTGAGATCTTGTTCAAGAGTCAATTTGGTAATCGGCTTTGGGTGTCCATAAGATCGGGGCTTTGGTTCTTGAGTCATAGTCCTCATCTGTAAGTATTCTAGCTAGTCTTGCGTTAAGTAAAGCGTCGTCTTCTGTCAACCCTTTGTCCTCAAATGCTTTTACAACTGTAGCCCAGCTGTAGCCTTCTTTATCGAACAGGGTAGCTGCTCTTTTTACACCGATACCGGGTACACCGCTGTAGCCATCAGTCTGATCGCCTGCGAGTGTCTGTATTAGATGCCATCTAGCACCTTCTTCGGGTGTGATGGTGGTGGTGTCTTCTAAATTATATAGCTTGCCGGGAATCTGTCTCATGTCCTTGTCAGGTGAGACAATAGTATTGCCGGGAAACTTAGTAGCGTATATACCCATAGCATCATCAGCTTCCAGCTCTGGCATGGTTATAACGTCAAATTCAACGTGTAGGTTACGTATGACACGTTTGTAACCGCATGGCTTCTTTCTGTTTCGATGACCTT